GCGGCTGCGGCCTGGCGGGCGCCGGCCTCCCTGCGGGCTTCCTCGCGCAGCTTGTCGACATCGTCAGCGCTCCTGGCGCCGTCGATCGCGTCGACCTTCTTCTGGAGGTTGTTGGACCCAAGGGCTTCCAGCACGGTGCGGAGCTCCTGCTCCGCCTCCCGCTCGATCCGTTCCTCGGCATCCCGAAGGCTCGCGATCTCCTCGACCAGGATGCGGTCGAGGTCGTCTTCGCGAGCCTGGTCGGGATCGACCGTGGCCCCCTCGTCAGCTTCCCCAGCTTGGCCGGTCGCGGCCGACGAGGAGGAGTCCGAGGTGCTGGCCGGTGTGTCACTTGCGCGCCCCTCCTGGGGGCTCTCAGTGCTTCCGGTCAGCTCGGCGAACTCGCGCCGAAGTACGTCGATGGTGATGTACGTCGGCTCGGGGTGGTACGGATCTGCGACCGTGCTACCGGTCCGCAAGGCGCGAGCCAGGCGGTAGTAAGCACGGGCAAGGTCGCGGCTCTGGCGCCTACGCCCCATCACCAGCGTGATGGCCCGCCTCAACCAAGAGGCGGTGGTGGACGCCCGGCTTGTGGCCGGGACGTCCTCCCACAACGCAAGCGCCTCCTTGACGGTGCCTGCCCCGATCTGGGTCAGTGCCGTCTGGAACGCGATGGCAGCGCGATCAGCCTCAGCCTGTCGGGCTGGGCTTGTCACGCGGCGACCACCTCACTGTCGGGCGAGGCGGTGATGCCCGTGTCGGGCGTCGCTCGGGTGAGGGCTGAAGCGAGCTGGCCGACGGAGTCGTCGTCCTCGGCCATCTGCTCCCAGTCCTCGTACTCGGTCTGGGTTACGCCGGGCACCCGCTTCCACAGGCCACGCTTCGGGATGCCGAGCTGGTCGGCGAGCTTGCCGAGAGCGTCAGCAGCCTGAGCCAGCGAGCGGGACTCCATGTCGCGCCACTGGACCTCGCCGGAGAAGTCGTCCGTCGCAGCCGTGTTGCCTTCGAGCTCGGCCGCCACGCGGAAGACGCGCTCCCAGGCTTCTCCGAAGATGGACTGGAACTCTGCGATCTTCCGGCTCAGTGCGGTCTCCGCGGCAAGTAGGGCTTCGGCGGACAGGTTGGCGATCTGGCCGAGCAGGTGGTGCGGCGGAGTCTGCGAGATCGCGGCGAGGTGCCGGATGCTCATGTCCACCGAGTCGATCAGCGAGCCGATCGGACCCGCGGGCAGCGAACCGAATTTGACGTCGGGGTCCTCTGCGAAGAGGAAGCGCCGGGCGTTGTGGTTGATCGCGGCCGGGATCGGGTTACCCGCAGCGTCGAGCTTTGGCCGGCTGTCTACAGCCAGCGCGGGATCGGTGGTGACCTGGCCGTTCTCGTCCAGCATCTCCATCTGGAGAGGCGGCGCCATGCCGGTTGCGTACCGCACCTCGTGCGAGGTGTACGTCTGCGAGACGAGCAGGTCGAAGATGGTCTGGTTGATGCGGTTCTGGAGCGCGATCATCGGCTCGACCACGCCGACCGTGCGGCCTTCGAGGTCGACGGACGCAGCGAAGCGGGTGACCGGGCACTCGGTAGCGCCGTGCAGCTTGCCGCCTCCGACGCGGATCGAGTCAGCGTCGCCCTTCGCCTTGAAGGTGACCGCATACTCGCGCTTGCCGTCGAAGAGGCGGGCCTTGCCGAGGGCGTCACCCTTGGGCCAGGAGGTCACCGTCATCGCGGCGTACGGCGTCTCGTCGTTCGCGGGGTCCTCGAACAGGGCGGCCGTCCGCTTGGCGGACAGGCCCTTCGACATCACGCCCCGCTTGGTCTTCTCCGTCAGTACGAAGGAGTGACCGAAGCCGAGCGCCCCACGGTAGACCGCGGCCTGGCGGGCATCCATGCGTGAACGCTGCCAGTGCTCCCACTGGGGGGTCGTCGAGGACGAAGCCTGCGGGAGGCCCGAGGCCGTGGTGCCCGGCCGGAAGCCGTCCACGTACAGGGCCTGGGCCGGCGTCCCGATCAGGAGTGGCATCCAGTTGGACACCGCCCGCTTCGCGAGCAGCTTGTACTCGTCGTCCGCCTGGGGCGGCATGTACGGGTCGTCGTGCTTGCCGTGGATGTAGCGGTCGATCCGCTCCAGCCGGTGCTCGTCACGATCGAGGATGGCGAGGAGTTCTTTCGCCAGCGATGCTGGGCTGGTGTCAGCCATGCCTCACCACCTTTCTGGTCACACTTGCACAGGGTCAGATGAAGTAGCCACGGCCCGTACGCTTGCGGACCTTCTTGCCGCGCGTGCGCAGCTCGTACAGCGCCTCGTGCGCCAGCATCAAAGCGGCGTAGGCGTCGATCTTGCGGGGACTGTCCTTGCTCTCCTTGCCGAAGGAGATGCCGTAGTTGTTCGTCCGGCGCCGAGCGTTGAGCACGTGGCGGCGGAGAGTCAGGTCACCGTCATGGGCCAGCTTGGCGTCGAAGATGGAACGCATCAGGCGCTCGTGCGCCAGCGTCACCGTCTTCTGCGAACCACGCATGTCCCAGCCGATCGCGTCCTTACCGGAAGGCGAGGACACCGAAAGGCCGGCTCCGTACGTCTCGGACCAGTCGGCGATGTACGACTCCCACAGCGCGACGTCGGCGAAGAACGCCTTCACGTCGAAGAGGCGGAACGCCTCATGCACCTCGGAGTCGACGTCCGAGCGAGGGACTGTCCAGTCCTCGCCCTTCGGTCCGTCCGGCTTCTCCCAGACACCGAGCACGAAGGCGCACATGTCCCGAACGCGCAGCGCGATCAGCGCTGTTGCGTCCGAGCTCTTGCCACCGTCGAACCCGAGGACGATCTCGTCGCCAGGCTTCAGCACCTTGGCCTCGTCGATCAGGGGATCCCACTCGGCCGGCCCGTAAATCGCGTCCTCTTCGGCCACGATTTGGTTGAGCCACATACGGCGAGAGCGGGACGGAGCGATCGTCGCGTCCATTACGGACTGGATGATCGAGTCGACGTTCAGCCAGACCGCGTCACCCCGGATCTTCGGGATGACGATGCGCAGCGCAAGCGCCGTCAGCGGGGTCTTGGCGTGAGCCTCGATCGAGTCGTACATGAACCCGATGTCGGCCATGCGGCCTTCGAGGATCTTGTTGAACGACTCGCGCATCCGCTCGGCGACAGAGTCTTCGCCGGGCAGGTAAGCGTTGGTGATCGCCAGGTAACGGCTGTCCTGCTTGGTCGCGTTACCGTCGATCGTCTCGTACATCTTGTGGCCGTTGTTCCCGCTCACCCAGTGATGGGTCTCGTTGAGCAGGGTGAAGGTCGTTCGCTTACCTTCGAGCGCACGGTACGAGGAAGTCACTGCTTCAAGACGAGCCTTGCCGCCGTTGGCGCGGATGAGGACCGCGCCGTCCTTGACGTTGTACTTCGCCTTGAAGTGGTCCGTCATGAGCGACGGGATCAGGGCCATCGTGTTCGTCGTCTGCGACTGGTTGACGGCCGTAACCTGCACCCACGCCCGCGGGTGAGGAACGCCCACCGGCTCGCCGGCCTCGTCCCAGTGGGAGAAGCGCGACGGCCCAACGAGCTCGACGAGACACAGGACCGCAAGGAGCGGGTCCTTGCCCCAGCCCTTCATGCGCTGGAGGACGCCCTTGCGGTTGATGAACCGGCCCTTGTCGTCCACGGCGTACCAGTGCAGAACGAACCGAAGCTGCTCCCTGGTGAACTTCCAGGGGCCGCCGTTCTCCGCTTGCAGGTACTCCGCGGCCCACCCGGCGATCTGCCAGCCCAGGGTGCGCTTGGGCAGAACCCATGCGCCCAGGCTGTCCTTCTGCCAGGTCGGGCCGAGGAACGTAGGGGGGAGCTGTTCGATCTCTTCGGCTGTGAGTTCAGCCTGCTTCGGAGCCAAGGCTTACCTCCTCAGTCGGAGAGCCCGAGCTCCTGTCGGTAGTCCGCGATGGCGAGGACAGAGGCCGGCGTGGTCTCTTCCTCGGGCTCTTGCAGTTCGATGCGCACACGGCGCCGATCGCCCTCGGTCACCAGGAGGTTTCCGAAGGCGGAGTACAAGGTCTGTGCCATCTGCGCGGAACGCTTGCCCGACTTCTTGTAGTGGGACAGGTCATCGCACAGGGCGAACGCCAGAGCCCAGTCGCTGTTCTGGTAGAAGTCGGCTTGGCCGGACGTCTTCAGCGAGTTGTAGAGCTTCGTGGCGATGGGGTGCCAGTCGGGGTCAGGTCGAGGGACCGTGACCTTCCGCATCTGGCCCTTCTTGGTCTCTTGCTCCTCAGAGCCTTTTCGCGACCGGGGGCGCGCGAGGTCTGATTCGCGATTCGGGACGGGGCCTCGTGCGCCCACCGGTCACCTCCTTTCAGAGAAGAACGCTCAGTGCGTCCTTGAGTGAATCGCCAAGGAGGGCCCCAGTGAATCGGCTGATCTCCTTGCCATCCCGCTCGATCACGACGGTCGGAGTACTCGACACGTCGTAGGAGTCGGCCTTTGCGAGGCCGGCGAAAGTGTCTACGAGAACCGTCTCCGCCTCGACCCCGAGCTCGGCCAGCTCGCTCTTCAGGAGCGGACCGAACGAGCGACAGGGTCGACAGTGCGAAGACGTGAAGTACAGGACGTTCACACCAGGCCGCCCGTCATGAAGTGGACGACGAGCCAGGCGAGGAACGCCAGGAGGGTGAAGCGGCGAAGCCGGAGCAAGCCGGTCGGCTGGCCTTTCGGGTAATTGCCGT